CTGGAACAACGCTTACACTAGAGGGTGTATTAGCTGGTTCTATCCTGCCAATACAAGTACAGCAAATTTTCGCAACAGGTACTGACGCTACAAATATACACGCACTGTTCTAGGAGCAGTCATGCAAATTAATCTTGGAACATCATTATCTGGCTTGAGACAGGTTATTGCTGGTGATTCAGTACCTACACAATGGTCTGATTTTCCAGCTAATTTTAATGAGCTACCGCCAAGCTATGTTCTTGTAGACCAAGAAACCGATGCTTACCCAAATGATTATACAGGCGAATCAAACGCTAATGTCTTAACGGCAGATGATGGAAATGAAGTTAGCGCAACATTAGGTGTTTTTAGCTTAGATGACTATTCTTTACTGTTTGGTTGGGCTGAAAGTAATACAGGTACTGGCTACCCAGTTACAAGTGGTTCGGAAAAATTTAATTCAAACGATATAAATAATTACAACGATTCAGTTAATTTTTCTACTGCATATGGTGAAGTTACTAGTAGCAATTCACCGACAATATCAAATGACAAAATAGTTATCAGAATGAAATACAGCGGTGATGCACCATTTGGCGTAGATTGTCAATTTGGTTATTTTAATCACTCAGGTCAAAGCACAACACGTTTTGCAGTTGCTACAAATGTTACTACTAGTTTTCAGGATTTTGAAATACCAGCAGTAACCATAAATAATAGCACATTGGATACTAGAGGTGGTTTTTATATCAGAATGGTTATATTAACATTCAACACAACGACAATACACGTTGATAAAATATCAGTAGTAGAGGTTTAACATGAATGAATATGCAGTTGTAATAACACAAACAGAGTCTGAAATAGATGTTGCTATTGCTCAAAAAAAGCTACAGGGATATATCTATAGTGGTAATAAGCATTACAACGAAGGCAAACAGAAATGGGTAGCTAACTTTAGTAAGGAAAGCTAATGGCCGCAGGTGATACAGACTTATCGGTTTGCTCAGATGCCCTGATCTTGATGGGTGCTTCGCCAATATCCTCTTTCACTGAGGGTACTGATGCAGCGCAAGCGTGTGACAGATTATATCCTGACTTGAGAGATACTTTGTTATCTACCTATCACTGGACTTGGAATGTTAAGAAAGTACAGTTATCACAGCTATCTACACCACCGCTCAATGAGTTTGAACATGCGTATCAGTTGCCTGGTGATATGCTCAGTGGCGTACTAGCCTTGTTCGACAGTAGTGAGAATCATGAGTATCCAATCAGATATGGCTGGGAGATATATGGCGATCAGTTATTCACTGATTTAGATGAGGTCTATATTGACTATCAGTCAAGCATCAACGAATCCAAGATGCCGCCATATTTCATCAATGTACTCAAATATGCGATGGCAGCAGAACTCTCTGTCGTTATTACAGATCAGATAGCAAAGGCAGATTATTATCGAGCAGTGGCTTACGGCACGCCAGGTGAGAATGGTCGTGGCGGCCTGATGCGTCAAGCTATGAACATAGACAGTCGAGGTCGATTGTCACCTGTCATTGAGGATTACTCGCTTATTGATGTGAGGGGCTGATGGCTAAGATTGTCCAGTTCCAGACGAACTTCAAAGTCGGTGAACTTGATCCACTACTCAGATCAAGAACTGACCTAGCGCAATATCAAGACGCGCTCGAAGAAGCAACCAATGTTATTGTTCAGCCACAAGGCGGTATCAGGCGCAGAGATGGCTTGAAGTTTGTGCATGACTTTGGCTCTAGCCAGTCAGTATTCAAGCTGATCCCATTTGAGTTCTCTGTCAACGATAGTTACCTTCTCGTGGTATCAAACGAGAAGGTCTATGTTTTCAAGGATTCGGTACTGCAAGAGAATATTACTACAAACGGTGTCAGCTCTAGTGATGATTTTATTACTGCTACTGGTCTTACCAATAGTGTTATTCCTGAACTTAATTTCACCCAAGCGGTAGATACGCTGATCCTGGTTCATGAGGACTTACAGCCCAAACGATTAGTCAGGAATACTGATACAAGTTGGACTTTTGAGAACCTGCCACTAACACATATACCAAAGTATGATTACACTTCAACACAGTTAGAACCCAATTATACTATTACACCAAGTGCCGTTAGTGGTGATATAGAGATAGACGCAACTGCTTCAACAACTGAAAACAATAAAACACCGCAATCAGGGTCAGGAACAACTGCTGTTTTAGATTCAACCACAGCTTATTCATCAAGTTCTTCTCCAGTCGGAATGGTCTTTAAAATTACTGCTGGCGTAGGCAATAATTATGAAGGCGTTATCACAGCATATGATTCAAGCACAGACACAGTGACATTGAGTGAAAGCTTAGGTGTAACGCTTGATGGTACGACAAGATATAGAATTGATGAGTTTAGACCAATACTAGAAGGTCAATATATAGAGGCCAAGGATGGATTTGGTCGAGCAAGAATTATCACTAGAGTTGATAATGATACTGTCAGGGCATTTATTGAAGTACCATTCTTCAACACCAGCGCGCTTGTAGCAGGTGATTGGACACTTGAGATAGGCTATGAAGATGTTTGGTCGAATGATCGAGGCTGGCCAAAGAGTGCGGCTTTCCATGAGGGTAGATTGTACTTCGGTGGATCGAAGTCCAGACCGAACACGATATGGGGCAGTCGAGTCGTAGACTTCTTCAACTTCGATATTGGCACTGGTTTAGATGATGAGAGCATAGAGGCTACAATCAACACCAACCAACTCAATGTCATCCATAAGATCAATGCTGGCCCAGACTTACAGATATTCACGACAGGCGGTGAGTTCATTGTCAGTCAGTTGGCAGGTGATCCAATCACACCATCAAACTTCTTGGTCAAAAATCAATCAAGGGTTGGCAGTAAGATTGGCGTACCAATACATGACCTGGGCGGTGCTACGTTATTCATACAACGCCAGGGCAAGTCACTCATAGCGTTCCAGTTCAGTGATACTACTTCAAGTTATGGTACAACACCACTATCCGTTCTAAGTTCACACCTGCTGATTACACCAGTCGATTTTGATATACGCAGAGCATCATCTACCGATGAGACAGATCGCCTGTTTCTCGTCAATACAGACGGTACAATGGCAGTGTATTCAATGCTCATCAGCCAAGATATTGTCGCGCCCAGTAAATTCACTACTGATGGGTTATTCCAGAATGTAGCGGTAGAGGTCGATAAGGCATTTGTGATAGTGAAAAGAACAGTGGGTGGTACTGATAATTATATCTTGGAGCGATTCGATGAGACACTAGTGACAGACAGTGCCAAGACAGGCACTAGCGGTTCAAGCGTGACAATGGATCATCTGGAAACCAAGGCAGTCAAGATCATCAGAGATAGCATTATTGAGGCAGATCAAGTCGTTCCAATCAGTCCATTCACAATCACCTTTGATACGGCAGCAACCAGCAGTTTTGAGGTGGGTCTGGATTACACTGTCACAGCCAGAACAATGCCAGCAGAGCCTAGATTGCAATCAGGTACTGTAGTTGGCGTGAAAAAGCGTATAATTCAGGTCGATGCTATTGTCTCAGACACCAAGAATATGTCGATAAATGGTCAGCTTGTATCATTTAGACAATTAGGAACAGGTGTTCTTGGCGATCCAATCCAAGAGTTTACTGGGGTCAAGACAGTGCATGGATTACTGGGATTTGATTCATCGGGCCAGATTACGATTACGCAGACACAGCCCATGAAGATGACAGTATTGGGTATTGAATACAGAATGAGCGTGGGGAACTAATATGTCGATGGGTACAGCAGCACTAGCATTTGCTGGAGTCAGTGCATTTAGCCAATATAGAGCTGGCCAGGCACAGCAAACGATGTATGACGCGCAAGCTAGGCAAGCAGAAATACAGGCTCGATCTGAGGCCATAGCTTATAAGCAGAAGTCAGCAGATATATTATCGAAGCTGAATGAAACATTAGCATCAACTGTGGCTAATGCTGCTGCCAATGGGATAGATGCTTTATCAGGTTCAGCACTTGCCTTGCAGAACTATAGTATTCGTGAGGGCGGTCTTGAGTACCATCAAGCAAGAGATAACGCAGCGGTTGTCAAAGCTATGGGTCAACATCAGGCAACCATATATAGGTCGGCTGGTAAAACAGCATTCCAACAGGGTGTTCTCGGTGCTGCAACTACACTTGGATCAGGTTATCTACAATATAAGGAACTCGCTCCAAGCCCAGCACCAGCAACAGGTGGATCAACTACAGCCGCCCAAAGATTAGCTGGCGTACAATCTGGTGGCTACCTAGCAGGGTTGAAACCTAATGGCTGAGTTACCTAAATATAAGAGAGGCAGTTTCGCTGGTGTAAATATACCGCGTGTTGAATACGCAGACCTGAAAGAGCAGTCTGTTGGTTTTGGCAGGGCTACTGAATTGTTCAATCAGATGGGTGGATTTTTGGCTAAGAAAGCCGAGACACAAGCGATTGAACGTGGCAAACAAAAAGTCGTCGATATTGGCGCAGAGCAGTATCTAAAGAACATAGAAGCTAAGGGTGGAGCAACTAATGTAGAAGAACGACAAGGATTACAACTTGCCAATAAGTTCTTCTCAACGCAGCTACAAGCAAGCGCAATCAATGACATGAATGTGTTTGTAGCAGATGCCAGACAGAAAAAAATACCAGCAAATGATGTCAAGAATCACCTTGAGAGTATTGTCTTATCTTACTCACAAAGTATGCAGGAATATGACATTGACGCTGGTCTTGCTCTACAGCAACAACTCATGCAATCTGGGCTATCACCC